GGTAATTCGAACCCCGGTCGTTCGCTACTTATGAGCCTTTTCCAGAGGCAGGTTGTTGTTTCCCCATGGCTAAATCCGAACCCAAGAAACAGCGCGGCTGGCTGAACAAGTCAGAGATGGCGGCGAGTTTGGGTATATCGGTGCAGGCCTTTGACAAATGGCGGGTTGAGCCAGTCGAGCGGATCGGGCGCGAGGCTTTCTACACGGCTCGCTCGGTGATCGATAACCGCCTGGCTCACGCGGAGCGGTCACAACAACCTGAAGACGAGGAAGACGGCGGAACGGATGCAAGGCTGCAGCAGGAGCGGTTGCGGTTAACCGCGGCCCAGGCTGAAGGGCAGGAGCTCAAGAACGAGGTGACCAAGCGAAATCTGGTGCCGGTTGAGTTCGCCACCTTTTCACTGACCCGGCTGGCTGCAGAGGTGGCGTCCATTCTCGATACGCTACCACTGACGCTTAAGCGCAAACATCCGGACTTCGAGACGCGCCACATGGATACCTTGCAGCGAGAGCTTGCAAAGGCTCGCAATCTGGCCGCCTCGCTGGACGAACGATTGGACACACTACTGGATGACTATCTCGCTTCCGCAGACCTATGAGCTGAAGCGGGCGGTTCGGCGCGGGCTGGCTGCGTTATCCAAGCCTGTACCAGTAACCGCGGTGGAGTGGGCAAACCAGAATTTCTACCTGTCTAGCGAGTCGAGCTATCAGGAAGGCAAGTGGGAGACGCTGTATTACCAAGTTGCCATTCTGAACAGCATGGGCAATGACGAGATCCGCACGGTAAACGTGCTGAAGTCTGCCCGCGTTGGCTACTCCAAGATGCTGATTGCAGCGACTGGCTATCAGGTTGAGCACAAGCGCCGGAACATTCTGGTGCTGCTGCCCACCGATGGCGCCGCGCAAGGTTTCATGAAGTCGCAGATTGAAACAATGGTTCGTGACGTCCCGCCTGTGCTGGATCTGGCTCCTTGGTACGGATCAAAGCACCGCGATAACACGCTGGATACTAAGCGGTTTACCCACGGCAAGCAGCTATGGTGCCGTGGTGGTGCTGCTGCAAAGAACTACCGCGAGTTGTCGGCCGACACGGTCATCTATGACGAGCTGGCCGCCTTCGCACCGGACGTCGAGAAAGAAGGCAGCCCAACATTCCTGGGTGACAAGCGAACGGAAGGTTCCACCTTTCCGAAGTCGATCCGAGGGTCAACGCCCAAGATTAAGGGTGAATGTCAGATTGAAGCGGCGGCCGATGAGTCGCCGCATTTGTTTCAGCTCCACATTCCGTGCCCGCACTGCCATCAGGAGCAGGCGCTTAAGTGGGGCGGCAAGGATACGCAGTTCGGCATCAAGTGGGACCCTGATGCACCGCTGGACGCTTGGTATGTATGTGAGCACACCGGCTGCGTGATTCGCCAGTTCGAGTTTCAGAGCACGCAAGATCAGTCCCGCTGGATATGCGAGAAGACCGGAATCTGGACCCGCGATGGTTACGACTTCTTTGATGGAGAAGACCTGATCCCAACACCGGAATCAGTGACCTGGCACATATGGACTACTTACAGTCCGTTCACCACCTGGGGACGGATTGTTCTGGACTTTCTCAAGGCCAAGTCTGACCCGAACAAGCTCAAGACGTTTGTGAACACCACGTTAGGTGAGACTTGGGAAGAGTCGCAGGGGGATAAGGTCGAGTGGGAGCACTTGTACGCCAGGCGCGAGGTCTGGGATTCGTTTCCTGCTAGGGTTGTTGCGATATTTGGGTTTGTGGACACTCAGGACGACCGATATGAAGGCCGCGCGTGGGCTTTCGGTCCTGAAGACGAATGTTGGCTCCTTGATAAATGGGTGCTGATGGGCGACCCGGCAAGTGAAGAGCTGCGTCGCAAGGTGGGGTTGAAACTACATAAACAGTATCGCCGCGAAGATGGCACGGTTCTGCGGGTAGCGCTCTGGGGCTGGGACTCCGGCGGGCACTATACCGATGAGGTCTACGCGGAGTCGCGCAGGCATGGCGTGCTATGGGTTATTCCCACAAAAGGCGCGAACGTATACGGCAAACCCATTGCCAACATGCCCACCAAGAAGACCAAGCAAGGCGTTTATCTGACCGAGATAGGCACCGATAACGCCAAGGAAATGATTTACAACCGTTACAAGATCCAGCCCCAGCCAGGTAAGGCGGTACCGGGCTGCATACACCTGCCAGCCAACGATGACATTTGCGGTGAGGCTGAACTCAAGCAAATGACCGCCGAGGTCAAGGTAGCCAAGATCGAGAAGGGCAGAAGGGTTTTCCGCTGGGACGACAAGGGGCGCCGTAACGAAGGCCTTGATTGCCTGGTTGGAGCCTTTGCCATGCTCAGGATCGCCCAGCAGCGCTTTGGCCTTGAGCTGGAGCAAGACAAACCATCACCACGGCAAAAGGCGCGCCGCGGTACCAGAAGCAGGGTGCAGTGAAATGACATCGCAGCCATTGATTGACGCCAAGCAGCGCTTGCTGGATGTGCGCAACGCTATCAGTCGCATTCTTCGCGGCGCGCAGACCGCTCGATATGACGGGCGCGAGGTCCGCTATGCCGACCTAGCTGGATTGCGTGAGCTTGAGAAGCAGTACATCCAGGATGTCGCCGCCGAGTCCAAAAAGGCACAAGGCAAGCCCAGAAACCGAATCAACTATATGAGCATCTGATATGGGATTTTTCCAGCGCAGCCCGGAAGACGCTCTGTCGAAAGAGATATCCAAAGCAGTCACGCAGGCGATGAAGACTGGCCCGCGTGCGCAGGGCGGCGGCGGCGGAGTGGAAACCAAGTGGCGTGGTGCTTCTCGCGTTCTGCGGAGCATGAGCAGCTGGATGGCTACTCTGGGTAGCCCAAGCAGCGACCTGAGCGCACCGGAACGCAAAACGCTGGTTGCCAGGTCAAGGGATGCTCAGCGCAACCATCTGATCGGCCGCGCAGCCATTGTGCGCAACCGGACTAGCGTTGTCGGCACCGGTCTTATGTGCCGGCCCCAAGTCGACTATGCGGCGCTCGGCATCAGCGAGGATGAAGGCGAGCAGATAAACGACATTCTGGAACGCGAGTGGATGCTCTATGCGGAGGATCCCAGAGAGTGTGACGCCGAAGCTACGATGAACCACTACCAGCTTCAGTCTCTGGCGCTGATGGCCGCTCTTTCGGGCGGCGACTCTTTCGCATTGACGCCAACAGTTGAGCGGCAAGGCACGGTCTATTCGACTCGCCTGCAGCTGATCGAAACTGATCGAGTATGCAATCCGAACAACAGAATGGACAGCGCGACACTGGTTGAAGGCATTGAATTTGACGAGTTTGGCGCGCCTGTTTACTTCCACGTTTGTAGCGGTTACCCCACCGACAAGACCTCTGGCAGGCAACTGACGTGGACGCCGGTGCGCGTTTTCGGTGAGAGCACCGGTCGCCGCCGTGCTATGCAGATTTGGTGCGACAAGGATCGCCCGGGGCAGAAGCGTGGCGCGCCATTGTTGGCCCCAGTGCTAGAGCCGCTTCAGAAGCTGGAGCGCTACAGCAGCGCGGAGCTGATGGCAGCAGTTGTTTCGGCAATGTTCACGGTATTTCTCGAAAAAGGAGAGAACTTCGACCCAGGGTCTCTCGAGCTCGAGGCATTCGGCGAAGAGGACCCGGTAGGCGGCGGTGATGGCAGTAGAGACGTGGCGCTCGGCGAAGGCGCGGTAGTGGATCTGGCCCAAGGCGAAAAGGCTGTCAGCGTTAACCCAGCGAGACCTAACGCTCAGTTCGACCCTTTCTTCAACTCTATCGTCACAGAGATCGGCGCCGCCATTGAAATGCCGAGGGAAGAGCTGATGCTCTACTACTCCAGCTCCTACAGTGCCGCGCGCGCAGCCATGCTTCAGGCGTGGAGAGCATACGGCATGCGCAGGTACTGGCTTGTATGTGATTTCTGCCAGCCATCCTACGAGCTGCTTGTCGATGAAGCAGTAGCACTGGGCCGCGTTTCGCTGCCTGGCTACTCCGACCCAGCACGCCGCCGAGCTTATACCCGCACAGTCTGGACTGGTCCTGCCCGTGGCGCGATTGATGAACTGAAAGAGGCGAAGGCCGCCCGCGAACGAATTGAGGCTGGGGTCAGCAATGAGACCATCGAAACACCGTCGCTGACGGGTGAGACGTGGCGGCAGGTTTACTCGGGCCGCAAGCGCGAGCTCATGATTCGACGCGCTGACGGGAACATGCCAGCAGTCAAGGGCGCTCCCGCTCCGCAGCCAGAACCAGAGGAAGAAGACACATGAGTGCATTCGATATGGCAGCGTCTCGGCCCTGGCTGATGCTGCCCGACGCCGTGGACAACCTGATGTCCATTGCTGACCGACACGGCGACCCTGAAGCGCTTGAGGCAAGGCTAGGCCGCCCGCTGGAAAATACCAGATCAGTCACCCTGCGCGACGGCGTTGCTGTAATACCGGTTACCGGGCCGATCATGCGCTACGCAAATATCTTCACCCGGATAAGTGGCGCCACCAGCACCCAGGAGCTGGCAACCGATATCCAGACGGCAATTGACGACCCCAAAGTTCGGGCAATCATCCTGAATATCGATAGTCCAGGTGGCGAGGCCAGTGGCATCAACGAACTGGCTGATCTGGTTTATTCAGCGCGCGGCAAGAAGCCGATCAAGTCCTATACGGGCGGAACGCTTGCCAGTGCTGCGTATTGGATTGGCAGCGCTGCTGATGAGGTTGTGGCTGACGATACTGCGCTCGTCGGCAGTATCGGCGTTATTACCGAGGTGGTGACTCGGGCCGCGAAGGAGGGCGAGAAGCGCTACACCATCGTGAGCAGCAACGCCCCCAATAAGCGACCGGACATGAATACCGAGGAAGGGCGCAACAAGATAAAGGAAACGATAGACGCGCTCTCAGAAGTGTTTGTCGCCAAGGTTGCTCGCAACCTCGGTGTCGAGGCTGCCGCCGTACCCGGTATGGGTGATGGCGGCGGTCTCAAGGTAGGTGCCGCTGCTGTAGAGGCGGGTTTGGCACACCGTCTGGGCTCACTTGAGTCCCTGATAACTGAAATGGCCAAACCGGCCGCAACTAAACCGAGGAAACTCACTATGTCTACCGTTAAGACGACTGCGGAGTTGCGGGCTGCTCTTGCTGCCGGCACCGACCCGCAATCTATCGAGATCGCCGAGCCAGTAACGCCTAAGGCCGAATCTGTTGATACCGACGCCATCAAGGCTGAGGCAGAAAAGACTGGCGCCGAAGCCGAACGCGATCGCATCAAGGCGATCAACGCCATGGCCCAGCCCGGCTTTGAAAAAGAAGTCTCTGCGGCCATCGATGAAGGCCTGAGTGTAGAGGCTGCAGGTCTGAGCCTTTTCAAGGCTGCGCAGGATCGCGGCATTACCGTTGCAGCAATCAAGGCAGACTCAACCAAAACCGACCCGGCAGCGCCGCCTACTGGCAGCGAAGCCAAGTCTTTTTCTCCAAAGAGCATCTGGGCAGCCCGTAAAGGCAAAGGAGCACAAGCATGAGCATCGTAACCATGGGCACTCGCACTGCCGAGTTCCTCCTGAGCGAGGCCGGCGGCCAGCGCTCGCGCGAAGAAATTACTTTGGCTATCACCGCTACTGCCCTACCGGCAGGGCAGGTGCTTGGCAAGGTCACTGCAACCGGTCACTACGTGCCATATGACGACGCACTGGAAGATGGTGGCGAGACCGCTGCTGCCGTCCTCTACGAGGCCAAGGAAGCATCCGACGCTGTTCAGCAGGCAGGCGCCGTTGTGCGTGACGCTGAGCTGATCGGCTCCAAGCTCACCGGCCTGGACGCTGCCGGCGCAACTGATCTCGCAGCTGTTGGCCTGATCGTCCGCTAACCAAACCGAAACCAATCCCGAAAGCCGCCGCATGGCGGTTTTTTTATGCCCGGAGAAAGACAATGGCTGAACTTAATGTATTCAAAGGTGACGCGTTTGGCGTAACGAGCCTGACCGCCGCTATCAACCAGACCCCTGAAGGTCAACGCTCGCCCGACGCCCTCGACATGTTGTTCGAGGAAGAGGGCATTACCACTACTGCGGTCTTTATCGAGCGCGACAGCGACGGCCTGGCCTTGGTGCCTGCTGCCGAGCGTGGCGCACCCGCTGACGTAACCACTGGTTCGCAGCGCGATAAAATCCCCTTCCAGACTATCCACTTGCCCACTCGCGCCGTTATTCGTGCGGACGAAGTGCAGGGTATCCGCGCGTTCGGGTCTGAGACCGAGCTGGAAGGCGTGCAATCGCTGGTGGATAAACGCCTGATGAAGATGCAGGCCCGTCTGACAGCAACGAACCGCTTTCATCGGGCAAGCCTGCTCGGCGGCAAGATCTACGATGCTGACGGTACCCGCGTGCTGCTCGATATTCACGCTCGCTTCGGCATCACTCAGGAGTCTGTGGCCTTCGCGCTTGCCACCGCCGCCACCAAGCTGCAGAACAAGATCAAGGATGCCAAGCGCAAGGCTGAAGATGTCATCGGTGACAGCGGCGTCATCACCGGCTGGGTCGGCTTCTGCGGCCGCAACTGGTTTGATGCCTTCACTGCCCACCAGGTAACCGAGAAGGCGTTCGACCGCTACAACGATGGGCAGTTCTTGCGTGATGACCCGCGTATGGATGGCTTCCGCTTCCAAGACGTGTTGTGGAAGGAATTCTACGGCAAGGTGGGCGCGGTCAATTTCATTGATGCAGATATCGCCTACCTGGTGCCGATCGTTCAGGGCTTGTTCATCACCAACTACGCTCCGGCTGACTACATGGAGACGGTCAATACCACTGGCGTTCCGTTCTATGCCAGCCAAGAGCTGATGAAGCACAACAAGGGTGTGGATATCGAAGGCCAGTCCAACCCCTTGAACCTGTGCACCAAGCCTAAAGCTGTCATCAAGCTGACTCTCTGATCATGGCCAGCCCTTTTGACGACATTCTCCAAGAAGCCGACGACGTCCTGTTTGGCATTTTTGGTGAAAAGGATACGCCGATCTACTACCCGCGCGGCTCGGCCCCTGGTGTGCCTGCAAGGGTGGTGCTTCATCGGAATGTGCAAGTTGTCGTTGAGGGGGCGTTTATGGCTGTTGAGCTGGCTGCGGATATCCGAAAGGTGGATGTGGCTAATCCAGAGCATGGCGGCCTGTTGAAGATTGACTGTGAGCGCTACGTCTTGGATCAACCAGTCTATTCCGATGCCCAAATCAACCGCTACACACTGATAAAGCAGGCTTGACGATGAATATCTTGTCTGCTGGCCGCAAAGCACTTCTCGCACGGCTCGGCGAAATCACCCAGTCGAACGGATACCGCACGAATGCAGGTCTGAATGTGCGCAGCGGGTGGTTCAACGAAGTCATCAAGGAAAGCACCAGCAGCTTCCCTCTCATTGTTTTACAGAAAGCCAGAGACAAGGACCCGTTATGCCGTGCGCAAGGTATGCGAAAGCACACCGGCTTTAGAGTGGTGGCAGCCGTCAGTGCGGGTCTGGATGACTACGAAGACGCGCTCGATGATCTGGAGCTGGACCTTATCGAGTGCCTGATGCCAACCGAAGGCGTGCCGCTGGGCTGGACGCCGGCAGGAATCCCTCAATTGTCTCTCGGCGCAAGCGAACAAGTACCCCCTGGCGAGGGCCTAGCTGCCGGCACCGTGGTGCTGCCCGTTTATCTTCACACCCTTATTGAAACCCGTTTATCGAGGTAACCCCCATGAGCAAAACCCCAGCAAAGGCTGTTGAGCGTAAGGATTACAAGCTCAGCGCCGCGCACACCCATGGCGGCAAGGATTGCGCCGCTGGCGATACTGTCTCGCTCACCGCGCGGCAGGCTGCATTCATCAAACACAAGCTGGTCGGGCAAGACAGCAAAACCGCAAACCCAGCCGAGGCAGTAGCCCCGGCAGTGCAGGAGGGCTAAGCCATGCCATGGGTAAAAGAAACAGCCGTTATTGGCGGCATGACCAAAATTCGTAAGGCTGGTAGCGGCCTTCCGTTCACTCCAATCGGCCTTTGCTCCACTGTGCAGCAAACGCACGAGACCAATGAGCTGCGCCTGGAAGATACCACTCAGCCATTGGGCGGCACTTACGACAAGCTGGAGAAAATCACGCAGATGGGCATTCAGCTCAACATGCGCGAGATCTTCAGTCGTAACTTGGCGCTACAGATTTACGGTACCGTCTACGATGTGCCGAGTACCTCCGTTACCGGTGAGACGCACATCGCCGAAGTGGGCGGCACCTGTAAGCTAGAAAAAATGCCGCTCACCATTGAATCGGTGGTGGACGCAGAAACCGGCGCTATCGAATATGTAGAAGACGTCGACTGGATGCTGACCGGGGCAGGCTTTGAAGTGCTCGACGGTGGTGACCTCGCTACGGCCATTGCTGGCGTGACAGAAGGCGAGAGCTTTAGCGTAGAGGTGGATTACACCTGCGCCGATTATGACGAAATCGAAGCCATCACCGATTCTGGCCAAGAATGGGAGATCATGTTTGAAGGCGCCAACGCAGTCGGCACCAAAGGCAAGATCAACGCCTTCTACTGGCGCGTTCGCTTTGGCCTGGCTGAAAGCATGGACTTCATCAGTGTGGAAGACTTCATGGGGCAGACCGTAACCGCAGAAGTGTTGGCTGATTCAGGCCGTGGCGTTGGTCGTAGCGCTTACATGAAGATCAACAAGCAGAAGAACGTGCCGGTTGCTGCTTAGGCTGGCTTAGCCCAAGGAGGGGCGCTGTGCTAGATTCCTCCCTATCAATCATAGGGAGGGACTCCGATGCGCTACCTGATTGCCATTGTGATGGCATTAGCAGCCAACAACGCGCTGGCTGCTACCGTATTCAAATGCGAGCTGCCGAATGGGCAGACGCAGTTCTCTGATCAGCCCTGCCCGGGTGACGCGCAGAGCGAGCAGATTGATGTAACGCACGGCAACATCGGAGGGAGTTTTGCCCCTTCTGAAGCCTACCTGAAAGAGCAAGAGTTAAAGGAAATCCGCAGCGAGCGTCGCGAGATTGAGCAGCGCTACGAGGCTGCGCAGCAGCAATTAGCGAAAGCACCATGCCGTGATTTTAGCCGCACCCAGCTACGCACAATGAGTATTAGGCATCAGGTGGTAGTGGGCATGACTCGTGCTGATGCAATACGCGCATGGGGTAGGCCAAGCAGGGTGAATGGCTCCCAATATGCGTATCACTGGGCTCGTGGAGAGTCTTCGTACTTTTACATACGAAATGGCTGTGTCAATACAGTGCAAGGTCAGTGGGGCGGATAGTCCTTGATGTGGTAAATTTCTTTATAAGACCATCAGGGAGGAATCCATGAAAATCATTGGCGGTTCGTTTGGGCTGAAAGGCCACGCTTTCGTGGCACGCGACACTTTTGCAGTAGAAGGCTCAACCAAACAGGACTACCGTGCAGACGAGATAGTCTCGGTAAACGCCAGGATTGAAAAGAGCAGAAAGTTTGGTGTTCTGGGCTTTATTATTGGTGCTTTGCTGTTCACCGTGCTTGGCAGCCTCCTGCTTGGGCCGTTTGGCGCCGTCTTAGGCTTTGTTATATCTATAGCTGGGTCTTTTTATTCGAACACAACCAATATAGTGGATATTGAGTTTCGCGATGGCAAAAAACTGTCTGCAGAGGGTTCGCCCCGCGCGATAGGAAAGATTACACGATTCGCGAAAAACTGATTTTTGAAGTTTCACAAAACCCGCTACGGCGGGTTTTTTATTGCCTGGAGAAAAGTATGGCCGGCATCGGGAAAACCGTAGTGAAGAAGATTGGCGAGCGTGAAGTGATTTGCCGCGAGCTTACAGTAGGCCAGGTGCGGGCATTGATCGCCAAGGACTGCAAGCAAGACTTGGCCAATGTTGGACTGATGGGCGACATGATGCTGGAAGATGTAGAGGTGTTTACAAACCTCAGCCCTGAAGAGGTCGATGCGATGCACCCAAGCGTGCTGGCAGACGTGGTAGCTGGCTGCAAGGAAGCAAACCCGCATTTTTTCGCGATGCTGGACAGGCTGAACACGCCGCGCAAAACAGCCTGAGCCAGCTTGATAGTGTTATTTGCAGCCTGACGGTCCTCGGTCACCACCGGGTGCTTGATTACCCCTGGTCTCTCTTCCTGCGATCCCTCAAAGGCAACAAGTGATGAATGAAGTCGAGCTGAAGCTTACCGCTAATATTGATGAAGCCACCAAGGATGTAGCGCGCTTCAGCAAGGAATACCAGCAGATGGCCCGAGCGGTAGAAAGGCCGCTGCGCCAGGTGAATAGCTTCCGTGACTTGCAAGAAACGCTGCAAGGCACTCAGCGTGAACTCAAAACAATGCGGGATCGAGTGCGCGAGCTGGGTGGAGAGCTAGCTCGCACTGCGAATCCGTCTAAGCAGCTGCAAAACGAATACCGAGCTGCAGCTTCCGAGCTGGGCAAGCTTGAGCGAACTGAAGGTGTGCTTACAAATCAGATCGCGCGGCGCCGCGTTGAATTGAAAGCAGCAGGGGTAGATACCCGTAATCTGGCGGCAGAGCAAAATAGGCTTGCGGCTGCCTTGAAATCTGCACTGTCGGCGGGTAGAGCCGATACTTCATTGCGTGATGCGCGCAGCGCGCTGGGCGTGGGTGAGATTGAGAACGCGCAGCGTGAGCTGGTCGAGCTGCGGCGTCAGTATCAGCTTGTCACTAAAGATGGGAATCTTTCCGCTACCCAGCGTGCCGAGGCAGAGTCCAACTATCGCAAAGCAGTTAGTTTATCACTCTCCCAGTTGCGCGTTCTTCGGGAGGCAACGCGTAGCACTGGAATAACCGCGGAGCAAGCCGCCCAGAAAATCATCCAAGAGCAACGCCGAGTGCGCTCTGAATACCAGCAAACGACACTGGCAGCCCGCAAATCTGCTCTAGAATCTGCGCGTAATGATTTAGGGGTAACACGTTACCGAGCACTGAAAACTGAGTTGAAAACAACGCGCACTCAGTACGAGCTGTTAAAAAACGCGGGGATGTTGACCACCCGTGAGCTCGCTATAGCTCAACAGGCAATGACTCAGCGTGTTCGTGAGACTCAGCGGGCTCTTCGGGATCTAGCTGCAGAGCAGGATGGGCAGGGCGAAAGTGGAGGACTGGATCTTTCATCTCTTGGCATTGCCGGCCCAATCGGCGGGGCTTACGCATTATACCGTTCTATTAAAGGTGTCTCTGATATTACGGATGCCTACAGCCAAATGAATGCGCGTTTGGCCCTGGTCACTGAATCTCAAGCAGAGTTCAATGAGGTTCAGCAACGCCTTGAGCAAATTGCCGTCGCGTCAGAATCGCCACTTGAGTCATTGATTACACTGTACACCCGCATATCAAGGCCTCTGAAAGAGGCAGGCAAAGATCAACGCGAAATACTGGCCATTACTGAAGCTGTGGCATTGTCTTTCCGCGTATCTGGTGCCAGCGCAACCGAGGCAGAGGCGGGGGTCATTCAGTTTTCGCAAGCACTGGGTGCGGGCGCACTGAGGGGGGATGAGTTCAACAGCGTGGCCGAACAGGCACCACGCCTAATGCAAGCACTGGCTGATGGAATCGGTGTTCCAGTTTCGGCGCTGAGAGACATGGCCAAAGAGGGAAAGCTTACCGCAGACGTTATATCGCGTGCCTTGATGCCACAACTGGAAGTGCTTAGGGCTGAGTCTGAGTCTCTCCCTGGGACCGTTGGTGGCGCGTTGATTCGCCTTACAGATGCCTGGAATAAAGCGATTGGTACGGCAGATACTACACCGCTGATCAGTGCCATTGATGACCTCAACGCCACAATAAGCGACCCTAGTGTTATGCAGGGCATTCTAACGGTGGCAGGGGGGGTCGTTACGCTCGCAACCGCCGGTGCTTATGCAGTGTCGGAATTTGGCGAGTTTGGCACCCGGCTGGGGTATATCGCCGCTGCAGCATCAGGTGCTACTACCGAGCTTGATGGTATTGAGCAGCGCTTGAAAGATATCGACCGAGGCCTTTCTGGAACGGGTTTAAATCGCACCCTAGATAGCTTTATCTACACCAAGGAAGAACTTCAGAAAGAAAAGGAGCTGCTGCAGGAGCGCCGTGAGACTTTGATCGCTGAGCTAACGGGCATGAACCAGGCGGCGTCAAAACTTGGTGATGAGGCCAACCAAACGGCAGAACAGGCGCAGGCTAAAGCGCTAGAGGCCCGCCAAAAATACGTAGAAGCCCTAAAGCAATCTCAGGCTGAAGAGCTCAAGGCATCCAAAGATTCACTGAAAAAACTCTTGGCCGAAGAGAAAAAGGCCAACAGTGAGCTGGAGACCATCCGCAAAGAGCGGCTGGATATTCAAAACCGCTATAAAGAAGCCTTGGAAGGCTTGGGCGGCGGTGATGGGCCAAGCTACGGCGCGGCGCAAACACTGAAAGTTGGCGCCCGTAACGCGCTGCAACAGGGCGACGTTGAAGGCGCTCAGCGGCAAGCACGTGAAGCGCTGAAGATACTGCAGGAGTTGGACCAGGCCGGTGAAAATACCTACGGCTTCGAGGGTTTTATCAAAGAGCTGGAAGGGATCGACTTAGCGGCCAACAAGCTGCAGGAAAACAAGGCGGTTGACGAGCTTGAGCGCATCAACGCCGCCATTGTTGCTGTAAAAGAACAGGCCGAAGCACTCAAGGATCTGGATGTAAGCGTAAAGCTGGACGATGCAAGCCTTCAGGCTGCCAAAAACCAGCTGGCTGAGTTCGCTAGAAGCGTGAACGGCACTGAGTTGGTGATCCCCATTCGTACCGTCTATTCCGACGGTACAGTGGATGTCACCGACATTTCCGACCGTTTTAGAGGTGGCGAAAGCTTGGGTGGCTTTGCCGGTGGCGGCTGGACGGGGCGGGGCAGCAAGTACCAGGTAGCTGGTGTGGTGCACGCTGATGAATACGTACAACCAAAACACCGCATGCAAGAGCCTGGCGCGCTGGCCTTTATGGAGGCGTTCCGCAATCGCGGTATGTCTTTGCTGCGCAATGGCTATGCCGATGGCGGGCTGGTAACACCCCCGCGCAACCTACCCGCCATACCCCAACTGGCCCCCAGCGTCAGCAGCCAGGGCAACGGCCTGCAACCGCTAAACCTGACTATGCCCAACGGCCAAACCTACGAGCTTAGCGGTCAGCCGTCAGTGCTCGAGCAGCTTGGCAAGGCAGTGGGCACCATGAAACTCAAAGGGAGAAACCGCTAATGTCTGCACCCTTTGTGTTGGGCGGGATTGTGGTGCCGCTGCATGCGGGCGTGCCAGATGTGACCTTTGGTGATGCGGGCGGCTATACGGACTACACCCTGTCTGAGGGTGAGCAGGTCCGCGCCCGGCATTTCAAGAAACACCTGATCACCATCACTGGCACTGGCTGGATGGCTACGGGGCTGGACGCGCTGGACTGGGATGCCAAGCATGTATTGCTGTGCCCCAAGCCAAAGCGGGTGGCCACCACCAGCACAGTGGTGAGTATTACCACTGATGTAAGGCCCGATGTGCCGGTGTTTTGCCATGCTCTGGTTGGGCGCTCGTGGGTACAGACCCCGGTAGCCATGGATGGCCGCGAGGCCACCATCACGCCCGTGGCCAGTGCCAGCCAATACAGTCTTGGCTGGTACCCGATGTTTCCCCGCGTGATCTGTAAACCGCCAGAAGACGCCAACGCCGGTGGCGGTGTTTCCTGGCAAATCAACGCCCGCGAGAGTTAAACCATGCTCAATGCTTATCCGCTCAACAGCGTGCCGCTGAATGGGCTGCCTGGTAGTGCGCTACCGGAAACGGTAGTTATTGAGCCGGGCGACAGCTTTGTGTGGTCGCTGGTGATAAAGGTGGGCGGTGAGGATGTGTCCGCTGCCTGCCAGGGCTATAGCGTGAGCGGTTCTGAAGATGGCGACCTGGTTGCCGCTTTTACCTGGCAGTTAGGGCCCGAGCCCGTGGATCTGCGCAGCTTTGCTGGGCGCAGTGTCACCATTGATTTTGTTGTGCATGGCGATCCGGACGTTGTAGACCGCCGGTTTACCGGTGAGCTGGTTGAGCCTGAGTTTGATGTGCTCACGCGGCTGCTCAGCTGCCAGGCGACCACTCGGCTCGAGGATGCCTTTGAAGCAAAAGAGCATGCAGAAATTGATGCATTTGTGGCAGGGCGTTGGTCTGCTGATGTATTTGAAGAGCGCGAAGGCCGCTCACGCTGGGATTACACGCTTGAGCGCTTGAGTACCAGAGATGCCAGTCTGAGTGTTGGCCGCGATGGGGCGCCGAGAATCACGAGCTGGAGCCCGGCAGGCGTGGCCTTTGAGTTTGCCCAGGGCTCAGCTATTTACGAGTCGGCAGACGTGGCGCTGGGCAAACTCAGCGATACCGTCAACGTGTTTGAAATAGAGCTGGACTACCGTTACAGCCGTTACCGTCAGCGCAACCAGTCTTACTCGTGGCTGCACCCAGGCACCGGTGGTAACACCTCGTTTGATGGCTTTGCGGCCTGGCGTGCAGACTCAACCGAGTTGCCAGACGTAGAGATGATCCGTGAGGCCACGCGCAGCGCTGGCTGGTTTATTCGTAACGAGCAGTTTTTCCGACTACCAGGCTCGCTACCCAACATAGCTGCGCCCTGGTACAACGAAAACACGGACCTATTACTTGGCGCAGATTGGACTGCAAGCAAGCGCTGGGCGCAGCGGGGAGTGGAGCAATACCGCATTCGCTTAGAGGTGCCTAGCGGTGTGGCTGCGGTGGGCGAAGTAATTGAACGCCAGCGCGTAGTGCTTGATACCGATACAGACGGCGACAGCTTGTGGGAGCAGAGCGGCGACCCAGAAAACGCAGCAGCCACCGACTTTTCCGAACTGCCGTTGCGCGATAGCGATCGCTTGCAGCTTGCCTTGGATACCATCATGGCGGTGGGTCGTGTTGCGACTCTCAAGTCGCAGCGCGCCAACCTCGTAACATGGCAGGTGCCGCTTGCCCACGCGCTGGGAGTGGATTTTGGCCAGCGCTTGCGGCTGTACGATCGTATAACCGCGACAGGCGTAGTGACATCGCTCAGCGAGCGGGTTGATGTTGAGAGCGGAGCCGCAGAACTCACGATTGGCATTGCGGTGAGTGAGGGCACGGTTACCGCCCCATCAGACGCGCTTGTCGTGCCGCCGCAACCGATTTTTGTTGATGACCCAGGCCCCTCAATCTCTCCAACGCTGCCTACCCAGATTGGGTGGCGCAGCACGGCGCCGGAGTACGACGAAGAGCTTGAAGGCTTCTCTGGCAATTACAGCGTGCCCGACGCCGCCGGTGACACGATGGAGCGCTACCCACGCCGCTTTGCGGTACCCACACCTGAAATTATCGCCCAGTGGCGTGATGAGGTGACTGCTGAATCAGCGGTCACCTATCGAATCGCACCGCCGGCAGACACGCTGGAGATATGACATGGGCTCAGCAAAAGATCAGCGCATTAGCGAAACGCTCATGCAAAACCTGGCCGAATCTATGCCGCGTGAAAGGCCAAGTCCAGCACTGAAAAGAGAGCGTAAGCGCGGCGGTATAGCCGCAAAGCGCGGTTACTTTGAGCGCCAGTATCAGCCCGGTACCGGCGAAACCACCGGCGGCATTGCAGGCCCTCTAACCGAAGAAGACATCACAAAACGCGAGTACTACGACCCTCTTATGAGTAGTGACGGGCTGTTCGCACTGCCCCAAATTAAAGTGATGGTGCTCACTGATGCAGATGGCCTTGAAGTAAAAGTGGAGCTCGCAGATCCTGCCACGCTAGAGGAAGAGCCATGACGCAGCGAATGCTAGTTTGGCCGTGGCATGGACCTGTTGTAGGCGGCCAAATCACCCTTAGCGACACAAGCACGCGCGAATACCCGCAACCACCGGATAGCACGGGCGCCGGTGTATACACCGGCCCCGGTGACTGCCACCTTATTGAAGTTCCAGACACCCCAGAGATCACCGAAGCTGAGGAGTCGATTGCTCCTGCTGGCGGTGAGTGGTGGGCGGGCAAGGCGCTCATCACCGGACGTACGCTCTACGAAAAACAGATAGACGGGTGGATCTACCAGGCTAGCCCCGCCAAGCGCTGGCATGTGCGCCTGAAGGATGTAGTTGTGGGCGCCGATACCACCGTTGGCGAATTTGAGGTGCGCCGCTTTGGCGTGTGGAATGAGCCGCTTTTTCAGGTGACGCAGGGGTTTAGTTTGCCTGTCGGCAAGGCGTCTTACTTGCAAGCTGCTGGCGTTTTTGCGCCAATCATTGCGGGGCCTCTAGGGGTATTGCGCTTGCACTCGGTCAGCCCAAGCGGGCAACACGCAGTGCTGGCCCTCTGCGCCTGGCAGAACGCCAGCAGCACCCCCAGCACGGCGCTGGACCGCAAGCCTCGGCCCTATCATTTTTGGCTGGTGAGCGTGACCGGCGATGACGAAGAGTTGGCGCTGGCCGTCTCGCACCTTTACGGCCTAACCGACATTCGCGAGACGATAGAATCGCCCACTGCCGGCGCTCAACACTTCGTCGCACGTGCCAGGCGGGGGCTTGAGTTGTCGCGCGTGGCAGTGCCGGGCGGTGAGCGAGCCACCTATGAGTTTGAGGTCACCCCTAGATATACATCCGGCAATAGCACCTTATCTTTTCCTGTGCCTAGCGTTGATGGATCTAACACCAGTTGGATGTGGGGAGTGCGCTTCGATGGTGAGACGCCGGTACCGCTGCGAGTGCGTTGCGCTTATACCCGCACTGTGGCTGAGCCCGCACTGGAATGGGAGACAGTCAGACCAATTGTCCGGCTAGAGCGCACCAATGGCACGATTGAAGTTGAGGACCCAGGTGAGGCTCGACTCAACGGCACCGCCGTATCTGAGGTGGTAGCAACAATCACAGGGGAGGGAGGCACCGTTGAATGGGAGCGCACTCACACCCT